ATTTCTTCAGGTGGAATATTAGATATAACAGTTCTATCACGACCAGTAATACGAGAAACAGAAACGGTTACTAATCCGTCATCTTGTTCCAACATTTCAACGTCACCTTCAAAATCTTCGCCTAAATCACCTAGTAACTTAGCTACTTGTTCTTCTGATTGGTTTTCGTATTCATCAAAAGTAGGTTCAGCAGTTTCACGTAAAGCTTTAACGTAACCAACTTTGTTCATTAAACCGTCTTTTAACCAGTTGTACCCAATTTTAAATCCGGGATTATCACGATAAAAAACCCAATTAACATATTCAGTTTCTTGAATAGCTGATTCAATATCATCTTCATCTTCTGGATCAAATATAACAGCTTTGTCTGAACTAAAGAAAATTTTAACCAAATAAGGCATAATTGATTCAATAGTTTCGTAAACTTCACGAGTAATAAAACGTGAACGTCCAACAGTTTCATTACCGTACGGTTTACCGTGGTAATAATCGTTTAATTTTTCTATTCTTTCAGATAATAATCCATCATGCGCCCCTATACTAGCATCTGATTCGTTTCTTAAACGATTTAAAACTTCTTCACTATCCATTTTATTGGCCACTAAACAATTCCTCTAGTTTTAACAGGTAATGCTTGACCTGAATATTTATTATTAGCATCTGACTCAACTCTTGTTTTAGCGTACAATGAACGTGATTGAAAAGCATAACGTGTGCTTGACATAAGGTCATCAACTAACGCTACAATTTTACCATCTTGTCGATGGTACATGCCTTTTTCTTCAAACCATTGGCCGCAAGTACTAAACACTTTAAATTGTCCGTTTTGCATAGCTTGTAACAAAGCATTAATACCGGGTTCAATTTTAATATCGCCCTTTCCTTTATCACCGGGTGCAGGTGGGTTTCTAAAATGATCAATAGTCATATTAACACCTTGAGCGCGGTATTGGTCAGCTAAATTGTTACCTGAACCTTTTTCATGAGACATACCATCATGAGGCCAAACACAAGGTATCCACTGTCCTCTTCCTTTTATAGCAGGAGCGTGTTGTTGTGCTGTCATTTGAGCTTGTCTGTATTCAGCATACAAATAACATATATCAGATTCTCTATCCCAAGCAATCCATACAGCTGCTGTAGGGTGATCCCAACCAAAATCAATACCACATATTCTTGGCCAGTACTCAGGTAACTCAAAAGGTTCAACTATAATATCTGCATCACGTATACCAGCAAACACCATACCGGAACCAAACACTGGTTCTCCCCTAGTTCTCATTTTAGCTTCATGAGGTGGGTACTGAGCTAATAACTGCATCTTTCGTTCTTCTGAAAGGTGTGGTGCATCGTCCCAAGTTGCTTGTAATAGCTTTTGACCGGGACGTATATCATTCATAAACTGATGTATAACTGACGTAACACCATCTTCTGGTGTAAATGTCATCATTACAATACCATTAGTAGCTACTGTACGAGTAATACACTGAGTATAAATGCCTGAATCAGGTTGTTCATCAAGCCATACCCAATCCATTGGGCGACCCATATACTTAGCTTCGCCCTGCTCATAAGCTTTAAAATCAAGCCGTGATACACCGTTTTCTCTACCTGTTTCAAGATCATAATGTTTTACTAGTACTGTTTGTACTGCGTTAGGAACTTGTGGCTTACGTGTAGTTGATACTATATCAAGTTTAGGTATAAAACCAGCACCTTGGTCTTTTTCATTACCGGGGTCGCCTAGTAAATTAGCTTGTAAAATGTCACGTGTAGTTTCTGTTGAAACCCCACAAGCCCATGCTTTAATAGGGTTTTTAAATTTGTGACCTTTCCACCAATTTGGATATTTTCCAGTTAAGTGGCAAGCTGTTATATAAGCACCAGTAGTAGTTTTACCTATTTGGTTAGCACACATAGCTAATATTTGTGCATGTCCTTTAGTACTATTAGCTAAATCTTGTTGCCATTTATAAGTTAAGTTGCCCCAAGAATCAATTTTGTTGTATTTAGTGCGCGATTCTTTTTCTTGAAGCAAACGCATTAATCGTTCTTGACTCAATTTTTTGCCAACTTAACAACATTATTTGGTAGTTCTTTTTGTATTCTTTTTATTTCAGCATCTATTTCTTCATTAGAAAGACTTCTTTCATCATTAATATTAACTCTTGTTTCAACTGGTACATCGTACCCAGCGCGATTTAAATAGTCTTTAGCAGCATTTAAACGAACAGCTGGTGAAACATCTTTGTCTACCATAATTTCACGAACTACGTTAAACGCTACTACAGCCCCATCACCAATTTTCATATCAACACGTTCAGTGATGATTTTTTCTAACGATAAAAACAAGGCTCTAGCATTAGCTGTCCAACCACGACCTTCTACAGAGTATCCAGCTTTTTCAAAAGCTTTTTTTCTGTCACCTAGTTTAATGTAAGAATCTACAAACAACTGTTTTTTAGGAGCAAGGTCTTCGTATTTCAATCTGAAGAGTTCTCTTTAGGTTTAGGTTTAAGTTTAGATGGCATTTCAAGAACATTACCACAAGTGCTATCAGTATCAACAACTTTTGGATTATTTCCACCGTGTTGTTTTACACAGTCTTCTAAATCTTGTAAAGAACAACCCTTATCTTGAGTAGCTACTAGAACATTATCTTTGTAAATACCTTTTACGGAATTTTTACCGTGTACTATTGTAATTGTACTCATTGATTTGCCCTTTGCTTTAGTTGTGCTAGTTCACGAATAGACGAAACAAAATCTTTTACACGAACTGGAGTTTGTTTATTCCAATCTGATAATTTTCCTGACCCTTCTGAGGTGTTTTCAATTTCTTGAATAGCTGATTCGTAATTACCGTTTTTTAAGTGTTCATACGCTGTAGGAAACTTTTCAGTCCAAGCAGTACCTAGTTGAAAGTTAACTGATACTAACGCTGGTATTAAACTAGGAGCTTGTATTTCTTGTGCTTGATCGTAAGCAGCTTTAGTGGCTTTAGCTGAGTCAGCTTCAAACCAATTATTTCTAATTTCTTCTGGTACTACAGTTCCTTTAGGATAAAGTTTTGCTTCTTCTGGTGATAAAAGATGCCCTATACCAGCTGTTAGTTTGCCTAACGAATCAAGATAAGATTTTTCTTTGTTACCTTCTCGTAATATTAAATGGTCTTGTATTTGTTTTCTAAAAGTTTGGCGCATTTCTTCATTAGGGTCTTGTTTTAATAAGCCGGGGGGCTGTACAGAAGCTTGTACAGGATCTTGTACAGGAGCTTGCATTGGTTGTACAGGAGGTTGTACAAGAGGTTGTGCTTGATTTAAAAGACCTTGATTTGGTAAATTCATTAAAACCTACTTTTTTGATTTTTTAGTAACTGTATTAACGCTTCTTTTTCTTTATTGTATTGTGGGTCAGAAGCAGTTTCTAAATCTTGTCCAAAATTTTGATGTAACGTAATATCTTTTTCTCTTAACGCTTGGTGTGTTTCAGCAGTTGGATATTGAACTCCACTAAACTTTTGTTCTAAATAAGCCCTACGAGAAGCATCTTCTGGAGATAATCTTTTACCATCCCAAATAGTAGGTATTAACGTAGGAGTTCCAGATTGTTGTTCTGGTAACCCATTAACTTGAATAGTTGATACTGTACTAATTGAACCATCATCGTTTTTTAACAACCCACCAAATAACAAATTTCTTAAATGATGCGTAGTAATAGCGTCATCAGGTTGTACTTGTGGCATTTGTAAAGAATCCCACTGTTTTTTAGTTAAAGCCATTAGCCCGATTATACCATATATTAAACGAAATAACGATAAAAACATTACCCCTAGGTAATATCCTTAAAAGTTTTAAGTAATATTTTAATATTTAATTTTATTTATAGTTTTGTTGTTATTAAGTATTAAGTAACTACTTAGACAATTTATTTAGCATTTAGTTCAACAAAAAACTAACTTATTTAGGTTAATGTACCAAGGTAAAGCACTTTGGTTAATTTCCTGTCGGGTGTTTGGGGTGGACAACTATATTTCTTTTACATACTGATCTTTGGGGGTGTGGGCCAATATCCTAGGATCTACAGTATTTACACTGATAGTAAGTACTAACTAACTAATAGATAGAATATACAAGCAAATTTGCTTGGCGTGGCGTGTGTATGTATGAGCGTGGTTATTCCAACCGGCACTATCTACATTCATTAAAGCTATGATTTATTATTAAACATCATTACAAGTTATTGATAAATATTATTTAATTGCTGCATGCATTCAAGTGATAACAATACAAGCAGCACTCGAATATCTTTAATGCTTGTACTATTAATACCCAATTAGTATGCAATTAATACCCGGCTAGTAATAATGTTTGCATTGTCTACAATTGTAGTTATAATTAAGACAACAACAACAACGGGGCAATAAAATGAGTAGATACGATACAGATTTATGGAAAGAATTAGAATCATTACAGAATAAACCATGCAATCAAGATAGAGATATCTTGACCATTACGGGCTTTATGGATAATGAAGCATTTGAGCAGCATGTTATAAGAAATAGAGAAAATTCATAATTAAATAAATGGAGCTTTAAACATGATCGAGATTAAAAAAACAAAAACTCAAAAAGCTGCTAACGGCTATATAGTTTATCAAGGCCCGTCAGTACTCAACCCGCTAGAAAATATAATAGCTATTGCCACTTATAATAGTTCTAACGCTAAAACCGGTAACATGGTGCAGTTATGGATATTCGCGGACGGTGAGTACTCCCCCCATGAGACAGCTAAGCTTGGACTAGATGAGTCTATCTGCGGCAGCTGCCCTCATAGGCATGCAGCGGGTAATACTTGCTATGTTGATTTATCACGTGCGCCCAATAGTATTTGGAATAGTTATAAAAAAGGTAATTACCCTCTTTTTAATGCTGCATTACATGGTAAGCATTTTACCCATAGGAAAATAAGGCTTGGCGCATACGGTGACCCGGCAGCAGTGCCATATTCAGTGCAAAAAGAATTAGTTGATTTATGCTTATCACACACCGGTTATACTCATCAAGCTAATCATAAAAACTTTGATTCTAGAATTGCCAAGCTTTGCATGATTTCAGTAGATACGCCAAGACAAGCTATAAAGTATCAAAATGCCGGGTTTCGGACTTTCCGGGTAGCACTACAAGAGGACGACCTATTAGATAATGAGCTGCAATGTTTAAACACTACGCAAGAGCAATTGCAATGCATTGATTGCGGATTGTGTGACGGCTCAAATAGGTCAAGCAGCTCTATAGCTATAGCAGTGCATGGCTCAAGAAAAAACAGCTTTAAAAGCAGCTTAATTCCAACGCTAGAGGTTGCATAAAATGAATAACTCAATAGGTAAAATATTCATATGCGAACCATGGGCCACGCTTATACTAACGGGCCAAAAAGAAATTGAAACCGCTTCAACGGCTTTGCCTGATAAATACCTTGGCCAAGTTTTAGATGTGCAAATATCTGGCGGTCTTACAATCGGAAAAATAGTTTTTAAAGGTTGTAGAAAATACTTTAATAAAAAAGATTTCGATAATGATCATAGGCTTCATCTTGTGCCACCTAATAGCCGTTTTCATTATGATAATAGACGTAGATCGTACGCTTGGATAGTAGAACAATTCAAAGCTATTAAACCAGCTTTAATTGAGCCGATGCGTTCACAGTATAGACTTCAATTATACCGCGATAATTAAACAATAGAGGGTTAATAAAATGAATACATTCGATTTTGTTTTTATGTGCTTAGGTGGCACAGTAATTAGTTTATGGATCGGAGGCTTTTTGTGGGCCGAAGGTTTAATTTTAAATAATGATGATAATGATATAGAGGATTAATAAAATGAAAATTAATAATAATATAGAAGCTTTGGCTTTGGCTTTGCATTTATCAATAGAAGCCCCAACCGATGAAAAAAGCAAAAAAGCTTTAAACTTTGCGGAATCATTAGCAGAATGCTTAAATGATATTGAAATTCAACAAGCTAAAGAATTAGCTTTGACTTACTAAAACATAAAATTGCGGCCGCACTAAAGACTCATTTTAATGGGTCTTTTTTTATGCCTATGCTTTGGTATTACTCGACCCTATAAAATGCCCAGAATCGCATTCTATGGCTTCGTATTCTAAAAATTATAGGCTTTATAGATGTTATTAGTGCTATTAGCGTTATTATAAAATTTAAACAATAAAAATTATTAATCTTTATTAGACTAAAGCTTATTTTTTTAATATAGTCTTGAATGGTATTAATAAAGGGACTAATTATGCAAGATTATAAACATTTAAAATTAAACGAACCAAGGCCAGCAAATAAACTAATGTACTGGCTGCCAATTGTAGTTATTTTTATTATGACAATTGATTCTATAAGTTTTTAAAAGAGGGTTATTATGAATAAATTAGGTTATGTAACTACTACACC